GTGTTAAATACAGTTTCGATTGAAGATACATACGAAGGTGATTTTAATACTCGTCGTGCGTTGATATACACATTTGACTTTACTGTGAAAGCTTATTTCTACGGTCCTACTCGTCGTCAGGGAATTATCAAACGCGCTCAAATCGACTTCGGTATCGTTACTGGAAACAGTTACAATTCAATTTCTATCGAAGATATCGCTCGCACTGGTCGTAGTTCTCGTATCGTTATCACTCCTGGATTACTTGCAAATGGTAGCCCAACAACTAACAGCGCCGCATCTATACCATACAACCAAATCGAAGCAACAGACGACTATGGATTCTGCGCAAACACATTTTTCTATACTGATGGTAAGAAATATAATCCTGTGACTGGAAGTGATCAATGATTAATGATAAAACGAATTTCGAAATGAGTGTAGAAAATGCACTAGGATTACCTAGTTCACCACCCATGATACAACCATTAGCACCAATAGAGGTGGATCCTAATGCGGACATTGATGACGATTTTGCTAAGGTTAGAAATAACCTTCACCAGATTATTCACAAAGGCAACGATGCACTCGAAGAGGCGCTCATGGTTGCGAAAACATCAGAACACCCACGCGCATTCGAAGTCGTCGGGCAGCTTATCAAGACAATGGTAGATGCTAATAAAGATCTACTAGACATTCAAAAGAAACTTAAAGAGCTTAAGAAATCGGATGATCCTAGAGCTCCTACTCAGAATATCCAAGCTGAGAATGCTATTTTCGTGGGAACATCAGCCGAGCTACAGGCATTGATTAATGGGCGTAAGTAATGGCTGTCAAGACATATCTAGGTAATCCTAACTTAAAAGCTGTTGGTGTCATACATCAATACACAAAACACGAAGCAGACGAATATATCAAGTGCGCTAGAGACGTAGAGTACTTTGCTCGTAATTACGTCAAGATCGTTAACGTGGATCTTGGTCTTATGCCATTTAATATGTGGGACTTCCAAGCGAAGATGCTCCACACATTCGCTAACAATCGCTTTTCTATCTGTAAGCTTCCTCGTCAGGTCGGTAAGTCTACGACATCGGTTGCGTATATTCTTTGGTTAGTTCTTTTCACTGATCAACAGAACGTTGCTATCCTCGCGAACAAGGGAGCGCTCGCGCGAGACCTATTAGCCAAACTACAGCTCGCGTACGAATATCTACCTAAGTGGCTACAACAAGGCGTTGTTACTTGGAACAAAGGTAACATCGAGCTTGAGAATGGTTCAAAAGTTCTTGCTGCTGCTACCTCATCAAGCGCCATCCGCGGTGGATCATTCAACCTTATTTTCCTTGACGAGTTCGCACACGTTCAGCGTAATCTAGCTGATGCGTTCTTCGCTTCTACATATCCTACGATTTCATCAGGTAAAACAACCAAGATTATTATCGTATCGACGCCGCTCGGTATGAATCATTTCTTCAAGATGTGGATTGACGCTACAGAAAATCGTAGCGAATATGTTCCAATCGAAATTATGTGGAACGACGTTCCTGGGCGTGATGAAGCTTGGAGACAGCAGACTATCGCTAACACTAGCGAAGAGCAGTTCCGTCAAGAGTTTGAGTGTGAATTTATCGGTTCATCAAGCACGCTTATCCATCCAATGAAACTTCGCGAGCTAGCGTGGACTACTCCACAAAAAGATAAATGGGGTTTAGATATACATCAACTGCCAGATCCTCGTAGAGCGTATATTGGGATATTCGACGTTTCTGAAGGAGTGGGTAATGACTATTCGGCGCTATCAATTATCGACGTAACAGAATTCCCATACAAACAAGTTGCTAAGTATCGAAGTCGCGAAGTAACGCCTCTGATGTTTCCTGACGTGATATATCGTTTCTGTAAGTTTTACAACAACGCATATGTGTTAGGCGAAACGAACAATATCGGTCAGCAGGTTGTCAACTCGTTGTTCATGGATCTTGAATACGAAAATGTTATAGCCACGTTCACTAAGAATAAAAATATCAAGGTGGGTGGCGGATTCAGTACTCGTTCCGCTTTCGGTATTCGTACGACCAAATCGGTAAAGAAAATCGGTTGCTCGAATTTAAAAACTATCATCGAGAGTAATAAACTTATCATAAACGATTTTGAAACTATCGAAGAGCTTACAACTTTCGTTGAAGATAAGGATACCTACAAAGCCGAAGAAGGTTGTCACGACGATTTGGCGATGACATTGGTTCTTTTTGGTTGGTTAATCACCCAGCCTTATTTCAAAGACTTAACTAATAACGATATTCGTCGCAATTTAGCCAATGAAACGATGAAAGACGTTCATGACGACCTACTTCCTGCGGGATTTATCGACGATGGCGGTTCGCAGCACTCTATGGAAGACTCATTCGATGATGGGGTTGAATCTATGGCTTTATGATAAAAGCGCTGTTTTTATAAATAAAACGAGTAGAATTCATGGTGCGAAGCATACCTTCGTTTTATAAAGGAGATAAGTCCGATGGGTTTCCAAGTTTCTCCAGGAGTTAATGTAAGTGAGGTTGATCTCACAACGATTATTCCTGCCGTAAGCACCACAACAGGTGCGTTTGCGGGTCATTTCCGTTGGGGTCCTGTAGGGCAACGTGTCCTAGTTGATTCCGAAGACACACTAACAAAGAATTTTCAACAGCCAATATCAAATACTGCCGTAGATTTCTTCACAGCGGCTAATTTTCTTGCTTACGGTAATGCTCTATATGTAGTTCGTGTTATCAATGAAAGTGGTGTTGCGGCTTCTAATACAGCTCGCGGACGTAATGCTACGTCACTGGCAGCTAATACGAAAAACACAATCATTAAGAACGAAGACGATTATACCAATAATTTCACAAACGGTATCACTTCAGTAGGAAATTGGGTTGCTAAGTATCCAGGTAGTCTGGGTAACTCTATTCGCGTTTCTGTTTGTCAGTCGGCAAATGCTTTCGAAAGCACTATTACTGGAGCATGCGCGTTCACAAATAACTCAGTCACAGTAACATACACAACAGCAACAGCCGTTAACACTAAAGTTGTTGCTGGTGACATTCTTGTTCTTGGTCCTGATCGTAAAGCTATTAAAATTGCTTCTGTGTCAGGAAACACAGTTACTCTTGCGAGTAAATATATCGGTAATACAGGAACTCAAGCAACAACAACTCGCCGTTGGGAATATTTTGATTATGTTCCTTCTGCGCCAGGTACTTCAGCCAGTGTTTCTGCTGCTGGTAGTACAAATGACGAAATTCATATCGCAGTTATCGACGAAGATGGTTTGTATAGCGGTATACCAAACACTATTCTTGAAGTGTTTCCTAATTTGTCAAAAGCATTTGCAGCTAGAGACGAAACAGGAACAGACATATATTATAAGAATAACATAAACAAAAATTCTCGATATGTTTGGTGGGCTTCACATATTGCAAACTTAACTAATATAGGCAAAATCTATAATACACCTAGCATAAACTATAGTGCAGGAACAGCATCACTACCTTCTGCTGTTTCTTTGACACAGGGTCGCGACGGTGATCTACCTCGAGCCGCTGATTATATCAACGGATATAATTTGTTTAGAGATGCCGAAAAAGTTGACGTTTCGTTAATTCTTGGTGGAGGTCATGCTACTTCAACTGTACCTGTTCACATTATCAATAATATCGTTGAGTTTCGTAAAGATTGTATAGCTGTATTTTCTCCTCGTTCAGCAGATGTTGTTAATAACAGTGGTTATTCTGGTGCAGAAGTCGACGACATCGTCGAATTTCGTAATTTACTAGGATCTACTTCTTATGCTGTTCTTGATTCTGGTTGGAAACAACAGTACGATAAGTATCGTGATTTGTTCATATATGTGCCTTGTAACGGTGATACTGCCGGCACTATGGTTCGCACTGATATCGAGCGTGATCCTTGGTATTCACCTGCTGGATACAATCGCGGACAAATCAAGAATGTCATCAAGCTTGCTTATAATCCAGGCAAGACCGACCGTGATCAGCTGTACAAGAGAGGAATTAATCCGATCGTAACGTTTGCAGGTGAAGGAACGATTTTGTTTGGTGATAAGACTCTTCTGACTAAGCCTTCAGCTTTTGACCGTATCAACGTTCGTCGTCTATTTATCGTTCTTGAAAAGGCAATTTCAACAGCGTCCAAGTATACACTGTTCGAATTTAACGATGCGTTTAC